AGATTTAGGGGGCTTCAAATACGATTTTCAATAAGCCAAGAATGCTGGAAAGTCATGCAAATTTGGCATAAAGTCTGATTGGGAGCTTTCATAGAGCTATATTTCCCATTAAGTGCATTTCTTTTTAAGTATTTCAACACATTCTTTATCCCATCATCGAAACCCTGTTTATAGCCTTTAGTATATTCCCCTATAGTATATACCGCCATTGACAGAAAAAATAGAAGGATACCTACAGGCTTATACCAACCGGGCAACGAGATGGAAAACGGTTTAAATGTAATTGTTAGATCGCCAACTCATAATAGGGCGATAATAAATATAATTGTAAATAATATTGTTTCCATAATCATATAAGTTTTAATGCTTCCTGTAAACCTGCTTCAAGTGCTTCCTCGTAGGTATTATAACGGATAATAGGCCTGTCAGACAATCCTATCAAGTCATGGGTAGGTATTGTCAGAATATCGTAAAGCCAATAGTTTTCATACATACAGGATATTTCGATATGCAAGTTCTTAGTTTCACGTAGCCACTTTTGTGCAATGGACTGAGCGGGACGACTATAACACAATTTTGGCAAATTCTTATTTGTTCGGAACAAAGATTGCATTATCCGATTATCGTCTTCTTTAATAATATCTTTGCAATACTCATTAAACCCTTTCTCTTTCAGCAACTTCGCTGTTTCTAATGTTACAAGTTCTTCGGTCATAACTATTTCTTGTTTAATTCATTCAACACTTTCTTTACTAATTCATAACGTGGTAATTGCCAATCCTTCGCAATATCATCTATTTTATCGTCATAATGATTGTCGTAAACATACTGATTAAGTCTATCAATAAATCCATCATCGTCAAGTCCTTCATCGCAATCATCAAACATATCAAGTTCACAGGCTAACTTGGAACATTCACAGTGGGATACCCAGTCATAAACACAACCGTCATAAACATTGGTCTGTCTGTTGTATTTTTCTCCAACGGAAATTACTCCACCGCAAAAATTGCACCTGTGCTCTTTACGAGCGACAGGAGTTTTATCTCTTAACACTTTCATAGTTATTCTCCTTTCTTCTTTTCACATTCTTCACAATGCAGTTTGTAAGCATGGGCAAACATTCCTAAAGTAACAGGCTCAAAATGAAAATCCGCCTGTTTCCCTTCTATGACAACAGAAACACATAATTGTCCATTACAAAAGTCAATATATGCTTCACCACCTCCATCTCCGTTAATGGAAAGTGTTTGTGTCTGTACGCTATCCATTATTTACCTCCTTTAATCTTTTAATTAGTGCATCAGCGCAATTAACCGCATATTTAGCGATTGCATCAGAATTACCCCCACGGTCATCTGCTATAACAGCCTTAATAATATCTTTCGCTAGTTCATATCGCCTCTGTTCCCAATCAATTACTAAATTCCCAACATTCAAAAAATCAAGTTCGCATTCTCTGTAAACCATATTATCACATACATATAAATAATCATTGTTATGTTGAGAGTTGATGTTTAATTGGGGAGTTACATCTACCAAAACTCCTGTTGATTTTACTCTTGCTTTCATTGTTCCTCCTTTGTTTTAAAATGTTCAATCAGTTCGTTTACGGTAGCTTTGTGACTACAATGAAACCATGCAGATTGTACACTGTCTCTAATATATTCTCGTACATAATTAATATCATAGTCATTACATATAAACCAAATGTTTTCATTAGGATATACAAACCATTGGTTCTTGTCTGTATCATCTCTCAATGCAGCAATGGCGAGAAACAAAAGTTCGTTGGTTCCGCAATCAATCCTTCCTTTCTTGGTTACGGTATCTATATCATATATCACCCCATATAAATTCCCATAAGATGTTATGATTGCTCTTCCTTCTTCAATGCTTTTATGACTTCCATTGCCGTCATAATTATGTGCATCTAAGGTTGTATTACCAGAATTAAGTATGTTATATCCCAACTCTTCCAGCTTTTTTCTAAGTGTTTCGGTATTTTTGCGTATAAAGCACGGTGTTGTAAATCCCATAGTTATTTCTCCGATAAATTAATCACTCCTTTGTCTGAATACTCATATCCAATATATTTGATACAATTTCCAAGAACGATATACCACTCTGTAAGACTATCATCATTACTTACTGCAAAAAGCAAATCATGTATCGTACTGTTTCCCCTTTTCAATCCTATATAGTAGTTATGGTTATAACAACTAATTTCGGGAATATGCCTTAAAGTATCAGTATGTAAACCATCATATACACCGAATACATTTTTAAAATGATTTTCCATAGTTATTCCTCCTTTCCAACTTTAACATATCCGTTTTCAATACACCAGCACAACATATCGTAGGCTGCATTAATAGGCTCTTTACTCTCTGTAATCTTTATCATAGACTTAGTATAAGATTCCATATACAAGCATGTATAGCTATCTGCAAGTTTTTGCATGGTCAGCACTTCATTGCCGATGAAGCAAGGCAACTTATCGAGAATGTCCTGCAAGGTGTAGGTATGGTATAATCCAAGTTCTTGTAAATGCTTCATTTGATCAAATGACAACACCTGTTTCATTTCTTTTCCTCCTTCGTTTTAATCTCCGTTACTTTTCCCACGACTGACAAAACAGAAGCAACCCATCACATTGCACAGATATGTTTCATGATTCATCTTACACTCATCGCATTCCTTATTCAATGAACATTTACTGCAATCAAAATTTATAGTGAACGCATCAATCATTTCATGTAGCGCTCCGTCTATTATTATTTCCATATTCAATCTCCTTTTTCTTTAATCCGTTCCAGCACATCCCTGTTGGCTTCGAGTATCTCGTCAAAAGACGGAATAGGCATCCACATGTCACACTCGTAGTCGTTCCAATCCTCAAATTCAAATCCTCCGTCTGTCGCAACGTATGGCGATCTCCCAGGTGAAACAACGATATAGCCACTAACAATCGCTCCATTTGATACCATTCTGCAAAGGACAAGCTTGTTTGGTTCCGGCAACCGTTCCTTAACACTTATCCAAGGAGATTGCTTGGATTGCCATTCGGCACCTTGTCTGAATGCCTCTTTAACCAACCTCATTTCGTATCCATCATCGTAATGACATTCATAACAATCTTCTGCCGCTTCCTTCGCTGCATCTTCTACTGTCTGTTTCATATCTAATTTTTATTGATTTAACTCTTTGTACCAATAAGGTTTCGGGAACCTATCAGAGAAGAATATCTTATTCACTTTTTCAATATAAACATCAGATGCTTCTGGCCATAAATTCATCAGTTCATCCATGTCATTAACATAAGCGACTAAAATAAAAAAATCTGTCATTCTCACCTGTACACCAGTATGGGTATTGAATGGGCCATATTAATGGACGATAATCTCCATCACATTTTTTCTTTTCTACAAAAAATCTTGCTCTAATCATTTTTATATACTTTATTTTGTTATTACATATTGCAATCTCCACACATATCCACAAGGGAATCAAATTCTTCTCGTGAGTATTCAAATCCATTGATTACGATTACCTCGCTACCATTTTGGTCAAAATAAACTCCATCATTCATTTCTGTTCCGTTATGTATAAATTGTTTTTCCATAAATTTTAGCAGCAGCGTATTCAAGATTACACCCCTTTGAGTCAACCCAACCAGGCGCAAAATAAACAGCATCACATTCCAATAGCCCTTCTATATCCTTACCCATGTGATAGGAGTATGGTTTTTCGCTATCTGGGGATAAATCGAAAGGTGTCACAACCTCAAAACCTTCCTCTTCCCACATTAGCTTGTAACTTTCTGCTTCCAAAGCAACGGCGTTAAGTGAGAAGCCACTAATTGGCAGGCTGATATATAGCTTCTTTTTCTTCATTTCTATTCTGTTTTACGCTAATTGTTTATCGAAAATCTTAATACATTCAAATAAATATTTTGCCACTGTTGGATTTACCGCATTGCCGATACTTCCAACTCTGTGTGACCAATCGGGAAACCCATCATCATTTCTAACAATGCTATGTGCTGGGATTTCAAGAATCCTTTTTGCGCAAGTATATCCGACACTCGTATCTGATGTCCACTGTTTAAATATCGAGTTAATGCTTCCACATTTGCAAACGTCGCCTTGTAATCCGATTTTGTTGGAGTAGGCAATAAGATAAAGTCTTTCCCTTTTGTGTGGGTATCCAAAAGCGTAGTTTGATATACATTGCCATTCCGCATTATACCCGATTTTGGAAAGGTCGCATAGGACTTGTTCGAGACCGGAAATAGTGAGAGCTGGCGAATTTTCAATGATGACGTATTTAGGTCTAACTTCCCATATAATTCGGTACATCTCACTCCACAACCCGGAGCGCTTTCCCTTAATACCTTCACGTTTTCCGGCAACACTGATGTCTTGACACGGAAATCCTCCACTAATGATGTCCACATATCGGAGTCCGGTTGTTTTTGTAATATCTGTGAATCTTTCTGCATGAGGAAATTTGTTTTTTAATATTTCACCTTGAAATTTTTCTATCTCACAATTCCACAAAGTGTCAATTCCTGCCATTTCGGCACCTAATTCAAAACCGCCAATACCACTAAACAAGGAGCCGTGAGTCAATTTACTTTGCTTCATTTCTATATCGTGTTATGAACCATTTTCCTAATGTTAGGTAAATGGTAATTATTATCAATTAAATTCTAATTGCTCTATCAGTCAACTGTTAATCAACTTCCACTAACTCACCGTTTTCCAGTCATCAGCAGTTTTCATGATTTTCTAAACAGATGGCTGAACGCATTATCCAAATCCAAGTCCAGATTCAGTTTGGACGGGAAAGATTTAATGTATTCGTACATCTTATAAGCGAGGTTGTCATCATCACCGCATCTGTCAATCAGTGTGAGCAACATGGCGTTCACCATGTCAGAATCATTGCCGAAGTTTTCCTGAGTGGATTCGCTGCAATGATTCACATCACTTTTCAATCTCTTTATCGCGGCTATGGCTGTGTTGAAGTTTCTTTTTGAATCGTGTCTGAGTTCAAAGCCTTCCTTCTTGTATTGCTGCTGCATTTCTAGAAGGTTGGTTTCTAAAACGTCCGTGAGGACAAATACGATGTTGGT